TGATATCTGACTCTTACTTGGGGAGGCGAAAATTATATTATGAAGATTAACTATATTAATACCAGTAGAGAATGTACCATAAGAACATACGAGGATAGCATCCTTCTCTGTCTCGGTTATAGCTCTTATCTCTTCTCGTGTATCAGCAGGTGTTTTACCAGATACATAAAATACCTTACGATCTTTATCAGCTGCATCAGATATTAATCTAAATAATGGTTCGCCATGTTTTTCTACAAATTGAAATAATACTAATGTATTACCTTTTTGATCTATCGCTAAATTCTTTATAAAATTATTTCTTTTTTGTGATGTAACAATATAATTTACTTCATCTTGATATTTCATACCACTTACATGTTTACATTGTTCATCATTATGTTTAAGTAATACAATATCAATAGATATATTAGCAAGGTCTCCTCTATCAATAAGAGCTTTAGAGGTTGTTATATTTTTATGTGGTCCAAATAATCCTTCAAGAACTAATTTATGGGTTTGTGTACCATCAAGAGTACCTGTTAATCCAAATCTATATCTCGCCTCAGTACATTTAGTTAATATAGATGTAAGCGACTTAGCTTTAAAATTATGTGCCTCATCTCCAATAACCATTCCAAATTGTTGAAAATAACCTTTTTGTAATTTATATATGGATTGCCATGTAGATATGTAAACTCGTTTAGTCTTATGACCTTTATCAAGACCAGCCATAATTTCATGACAATATTCATATGTATAAAATTTTTCATCATTCTTAGAATATTCCATAAAATCACCAGTCATTTGTTTGACAAGGGAAGTAGTAGGTACAATTATTAATACCTTATCTTCATTACTAGCTAAAAAATATCTCATAAGAAGATATATTATTAATGATTTACCTGATGCTGTAGGAGATACTAAGAGTCCTGATCGAGTTCTTAATCCATGTTGAATAGCTTCTAACTGATAATCTTTTGGTTTAAATGGTAATGGAATATGATTAATCCAGGATATATCATCATTATAATCCATTCCAGGAAGATTATATTTTGAAGGAGGTTCACGTAATATAGATATAAGTTCTATATCTCTTTCTATACAAAAGGCTTTTACATAACCAAATAATCCTGAGTATATGGATTGGTTACGCATATTTAATAAACGAATCTTACCATCCCACATTTTATTACGAAATTGTGGTGTAAATTTATAGTTAGGAACAAAGAATGTAAAGTATTCTGCTAACTCATGTAGAATTCCTTTATCATCACAATCAATATAGATAAATGCGTTATCTTTTACTTTGACTGTTATTTTTTCTTTCATATAATTTAAACACTTCTGTATATTCTTCTTTTGTTAGACTATGCCACCCACAACATCTACCAGTTGGTGAACGTCTACAACTACATGGAAATTTATCATGTGGGGGAATACCTTTAATTTTATGCCCCAGCTTCAAATGCTCTCCATTTTATAATATTACCAATATTTTGATGTCTCCATCTTATAGTAGACATTATTTCTTCAAGAGTTTCTATAAGAACCTTATCATATTCAAGAGCTGCTTGTGCTTTTTGGATATCAGTATCTGCATCATAATAATAATTCATATCACCTTTAAGTGGTTTATTTAATCCACGAAAGGGGTCATATTCCCAACCAAATGAATCAATCTGTTCTTTAGATAATTTACCATTATAATATAACCATTTATCTTTAAGTAATGTTTTATATTCAAGATCCTTTTTCTTTCTACGCATCTTAGCAATAGTAATTAACTCTAAGTATTTGCTATGTATGCGGGCCATTTTTATAGTAGTATCATCTAATTTTAAATCATCTATTATAGAATCTTCCTTCCACATTTTTAATACTTCTTCAATATTCACCCTTGACCTCTATACTTTTTAAAGGAAGCTCTTTTACTTTTATTCATGGATGAAGTCTTTATCCATTTTCTACCAATACTAGTCTTTTTACGGAGACCATTCCATTTGTTTTTTATAATCATATACTAGTATTATATCATACTTTTATTTAAATGTACATACCTTTATTTATATTTAAAAATAAGTTCATTTTGAACCTTAAATTTGTATATATATAACTATATTATTATATAATAATATAAGAAGTTCTTACTATTCACAACAAAAAAAATATACCTGAGGAGGATATAATGAAAAAATTAACAGCACTAGCTGCAGCAACAGCTATAACAACAACACTAACAGCAAACGCAGGTTGGTTCGGCAATAACAATGGTTGGAATAACAACGGTAATGGTTACAATAATTGGGGTCCTTTCAACGGTGATTCTGATTGGGGTCCATTTTCAAACAATAATAATTGGTTGAATGATACTGATTTTGGTTTTAACTTTAATACTAAAAATAAAATTGACAATCAATCTGTTGCTACAGCTAATAATAGATTTAATGGTACTGCATCTGGTTATGCTAGAGGTCAAGCTGATGCTTATGCAAGAGGTTATGCAGAAGCTTATAACAAATATTTTCACAATGATCATGTTGAAATAAACTAAATCCCTTTCTCAGGGTAGAGGATTGGGCACTCCTCTTAAATATAGTGCCCATTCCAATTACTTAATTAATAATGCTGTGTAGCAATTTTATATGTTATTTACTTGTCATAAATTCTGGATAAGCTAGAGACCCTGTCTCCCACATATCTGAACCTGCAAGTTCCTCTTCTTCTCCTACTCTTAAACCAATCGTTAGTTTAAGAATCTGCCATACAATTAGCGATGACACAAATACAAATCCGAAGATTGCACCTGTACCAACTATTTGTCCATAGAAAGTAGCATCAGTATTTAATATTGGAACTAACATTAGTCCAATAATACCAGCCACACCATGTACAGATATAGCACCAACCGGATCATCAATACCCCATTTCTCTAATAAACTCATAGAGACCGGAATAATCAATCCACCCAAAGCACCGTATAATAACGCAACTTCAGGACTTGGTGTTAATGGATCGGCTGTAATAACAACTAATCCTGCTAATGCACCGTTAAGAGTAACATTCAAAATGGTCTTCTTTAACCAAAGTTTGGAGTACACCATTGCACTTAATAAACCAGCAGCAGCCGCAGTATTTGTATTAACAAAGATTTGAGCAACTGCATTAGCATTATCCAAACCTAAAATACTTAACTGTGAACCACCGTTAAATCCAAACCAACCCATCCAAAGAATAAGCGTTCCAAGTGCAACTTGTGTTGAACTCGAACCATGAATAGCAACTGGGTTACCATTCTTGTCATACTTACCTTTCCTTGGGCCTATGAGTAACACCGCTGCTAACGCTGCTGCTCCACCTGCCATGTGAACAATTCCAGATCCTGCGAAATCGAAGAATCCTAGTTCACTTAGCCAACCCCCGCCCCACGACCAAGAACCTTGGATTGGGTAAATTACTGCAGTAAAAATTGCAGCAAAGGCCAGGAATGACCATAGTTTCTTTCTTTCTGCAACAGCACCCGAAACTATTGACATAGCTGTTGCAACAAACACTACTTGAAAGAAAAAATCACTCATTAATGCATGGTCTTCAGGGGCATTCCAGCCACCATACATTAATTCGTAACCCACTAACAAGAAGGTTATTGATGCCACACTATACAGTGCAACATTTTTTATAAGGATTTCAGTTACATTTTTTGAACGAACTGAACCCGCTTCTAACATTGTAAAACCTGCTGCCATCCACATCACTAAGACTGCAGAGACAAGGAAGTACAATGTATTTAAGGCATAGCCTATTTCCATTTTGATCTCCTATATGGAAATCGCTACACAACATTAGTTTTATTTATAAGAATTGATAATAGGAATATTCGAAAGTTACAATTGCAGTTAAATATTCTACATCTGTTGTTGTTATATCGAATGGTAGAGATGAAAGACTTGTTGGATAAGCGTCAATAAATTTTATTTGTTTGGTGACGTTATTAGCAGAATTCATTATAGTTAAGGTAAGGTCCCTAACATGATTAGTTGCTGTATGATTTGATTCAACATTTGATTTTAACCAATCAAATATTTCTTTATAATTTAAAAGATCTTCATCAATTAAATAACTTACTTCAAATGAGCCAAAATTAATTTTATCTGCTACTGTTGCTATATTTCTTTGTCTAAATTGTAATGGTGCACCCTCAGCAGAAACATCTGGAAGCATCATTGTCTGAATCGTAAACTCTGCCCCAGAATATGTTTGGGAATCAAGAGATAATACGAACGATGATGGGTTTAAAAAGTTTGGCATAATAGTATTTATACATAAAAAAACCCGCCTTTCGACGGGTTTAGATGTATATTTAGAAAATTATAGGGCCAAAACCTTACGTTTTCTGTAGTATACGTTTGCGCCTACACCAGCAGTAACAAATGGATTGTCTGCAATCCCGTAACGAGTTTTGAATCCGATACGTGGTTGGAAATCATTCTCACCAATTGTTTTCATCATGCTTAGTGGTACATACGGACAATAGAACATTCCAGCATCATAAGGATTTGAACCCTTATATCCAACTGTGAAATAATCTACGCCTGCATATGGATCGACATAAATTTTCATACCGCCCAATAGAGTACCAGCAAATAATGAACCAGTAACATCAGCATCATAGTTATTACCACCTGTTAGTCCTAGACCAGTATCCATAGCGCCAGCAGCATTTAATGCAGCAGCAACACCATGAGAAACGATAGCCCAATTACCTTTACCACGACGAGTGGAAACAGCAATGATGTTCGCTTCTTGATCCATAGCTTGAGCTAGTCCTTTGAATTTCTCAACAGACCAACGACCATCAGTATCTGCAGCAACATCCATACTCCATGTTCCAGCAGTAGCACCTTTTGTAGATGTTACTGAATTAAGGTTAATTGTACGGATAATTTCACGATTCATTTCAGCAAGAATCTCAGTTGACAAAATGTTTGCCAATTCAGTTTCTGCAGAAAGACCATGAACAGCCTTAAGGTCTTGCGCTAATTCCACGGTGTACTCAGCTTTAAGAGCACGAGACTTTGCAGTCACAGTAGTCTTATCGATTGAGAACGCCATTTCTGGAATAGCAACACCAGTGTTACCCATTGCTTCAGCGGATGCTGTAGCAAGGCCTGATCCTGGAGTGTAGTCGTCTACTGCGTCAGCATCAGCTGAGTCACCAGCAAACATATCAGCACTAACAGTAGCAGAAGGTGATGAACCAGTACCCGTTGAGAAACTTGTATCAGCTTCATCGAATAATGCTTCAGTACCACCTTGAGTTGCGTAACGACTCTTCATAGCAAAGATTAGACCAGTAGGACCAGTCATTGGCTGTACGCCAACTAAATCGAATGCCAAAAGAGCAGGTGTCGAACGTCTAACTAAACTAATTAGGATAGGATCCCAATTATCTACACCACTACCAGTTTTATTGGCTGCGGTTTCAGTAAGCGATGCTTGCTCAGCAAAAGCTTTTTCTTGGTTCTCAAGAACAACAGCAGTTACATGACGTCTATGACTATCAGTTATTTTGCTGGCATTTTCAGAATCAAGTACAGGAGCCCATTTTTCCTGTAATTGTTTTTGATTAATTTCTTCCATTTTTATCTCCTTATGGATTGATTAAGTTCGCTTGATTGCGTCCAAGTATTTCTGCATTTGATCAGAAACTTGGGTTTCTTGTGAATCCTCAGTAATGGCATCAACTTCTGATGTCTCTACCGCGGTATCTTTGTTAAGGTAAGATTCCTTAATTGTAGCTACTTTAGTTGCAAAAGCTTTATTATCATCAGCTTCAACAGCTTCAGTTAATTCAGTTAATTTTGCTACTTCAGTTGCAGCTAAACCTTTACATGCTTCACGAATTATATCTTGTCTTTCGTAAGCTTTTACTTGCTCAGACAATTCAATATTCTTTTCAGTTGCATCGTTTAGTTGAGATTTCGCATCTTTAGCTTCTTCAGATAGGGAATCTAAAATATCTCCCGCATCGTCAGGAACATTGATGTGATGCTCAGCAT